TTATTTAAATATTGGAGAAACTTTAACCCTGAAAAATCTACTAATGCATTTGCTTATTTTACTGAAATATGTAAAAGGGGGTTTGCAAAAGGTTGGAATAAATTACATCCTAGGAAATATGCTGGTACTGTATCAATTAATGGTAGTGCTGACAGTGATGGGATTTATACAATATAATTTTTAAATGAGCATCAAAAAGGTAAAGCCTACTTCTAAGTCCGGATTTAAGCAAGGGTATTATAATCCTATAAATCCTCAAAAGTATATAGGACCTCATCCTATCATATATAGAAGTAGTTGGGAAAGAAAATTTTGCCATTGGTGCGACCACAATGAAGATGTAATAAAATGGGCATCTGAACCTTTTTCTATAAAATATTTTAATATGCTAGATAAAAAGTTTCATAATTATTATCCTGATTTTTATATTAAAATGGATAAGGACGGAATAACAGAAGAATATGTAGTTGAAATAAAACCAAAGGCACAATTACAAAAACCAAAGGCACCAAAAAGAAAAACAGCAAAGGCATTAAAAAACTTTCAACATGGTTATGAAACTTATGTTAGAAACCTTTGTAAAACTGAAGCATTAAATAAAATGGCTAAACAAAGAAATTTTAAAGTAATGCTTTTAACAGAAGACTCAAAATTATTCTAATGGCAATAATAGGATCCTTTCAAGAAGATTTAGATATTTACCTCGCAGATTATAAAGGGAGGTCTGGAGCATCCAAACAATCTGAAAAAGACCTCAGTGGTATTGGGAGTATCGCAAAAGGATTATTAGATAACGGTAAGATGTATTCTTTTGAATATTTTACTCCAGACGAAACTTTCTATGATACTTATCCTTTAGTATTAGGTTTAGGCAAAAGTGACAATGATCATCAATTAGGTGTAAACATCCACTACATTCCTTATGATGCTAGAATACCTTTTCTTTCTGATGTTTTTAAATCATTTAAAAGTACGATCACTTCTGCAATAAATAAGGCACCAGGTAATCCTATGGCTCAACCTAGGTTAAATGAATTTACATATGATAATTTAAAAAAATCACTAGGTAGAAAATATAATCTTACTTATGCAGTTAGACAGTATAGATTAGATAGAATGAGAAAACCTAGAATGTTAGGTTATGAAGATTGGTATATAGGTGCTGTAAACAATCAAAATCATTTCTTTGGTGGAAATATTAATGAAGCACAAGCATTATATTACAAGAATATATAAACAATAAAAGATAAAACAATATGGCAGGTTTTACTGACAGAAGAGGACCCTTAAGTACAGGTAATCCAGTAAGGAAGATTTTAAAGGATCTTTCTAATTTAGGCATGGCTTATGATGATATGATCATTCGTAATTCACGTGCAGTAGGGTTTACTGAAAACCAAATGGGTTATACGTTTAATCCAATGGGCTCAGACGCTGATGATATGTATAGTGCATTTGCTGCTCTATCATTAACGGATACTACAATGAAAAAGAATATCTCTATTTTTGATAGAGATTATGAAAGAAAGAGAGATGAGCTTAGACAATATGCGGTACAAGATGAGATAGAAGATATCCTAGATGTAATTACAGATGAAGCAATTGTATTTGATGAATCTAATTTTATGGCATACTCTGATTTTCATGGACATATTGCAAGTTCTATTGAAGATGAAATTGGTGATGTATATAATAACCTTTATAATTATTTTGGTTTTAACGATTCAGTTCAGCCTTGGAATTATTTTAGGAAATGGTTAGTAGACGGATTCCTTGCCTTTGAGATAGTATATAATGATAAACAGACGGAGATTATAGGATTTAAGGAATTAGACCCTATTTCATTAATGCCTGGTATTGATACTGACACTGGAAAGAAGCAATGGGTACAATATAAAGGACAGGGTGCAAAAGAAAGAAAGTTATGGGATTCACAAATTATATACCTTTCATATTCTCAGGTTAATTCACCAATGAGAATATCTTATGTTGAAAGATTAATAAGATCATTTAACCTTTTAAGAATTATGGAAACTACTAGAATTATCTGGGCTGTTTCTAATGCTTCATTTAAAACCCAATTTATTATACCGGTAGGTGGTAAATCTAAAACAAGAGCAAAACAATCTCTAGCTTCATTAATGAATTCGTATAGAGAGGTTGTTGATTTTAATCAAGAGAGTGGTGAAATTGTAACTAACGGTAAACCAATGATGCCATTCAATAAAGAATACTGGTTACCTTCTAAAGATGGCGAATCTCCAGAGATTAGTACAATTGGTGGTGATGGACCAGATCTTGGTGATACAGAATCTCTTAAGTATTTTGCAGATAGATTAAAATTAGCTTCTAAAATACCTTTTTCTAGGTTTGATAAAGAAGGTGGTAATACTTATGATATGGATGCTAGTGGAATGCTAAGAGATGAAATTAAATTTTCTAAATTTGTTGATAGGTTAAGATCTATATTCCAGGAAGTACTTGTTAAACCTATGTATCTTCAAATGTGTCTTAATCACCCTGAATTAAAAAATGATGTTTCTTTTAAATCTGGTTTAGGTCTTAATTTCGTTAAGGATAATGTTTTTGAAGAAATGAAAGAAATGGAATTACAAACAAAAAGAGTTGATTTTATTGGTAATCTAAAAACTCAATTAAGTACCATGACTGCTGAAATGGAGGAAATTCCATACTTCGATTTAGGATTCTTGGTTAAGAGGTATGGTGGATTTACTCGTGAAGATTTAAAGGCTAATGCTAGAGCAAAAGAAAGGGCTGATTTAGAGAAGGAAAATTATTCAGATGAAGATATTGAAAAGATCCTTTTAGGTGCTGATAAGGCAGATTTTAAACCTGAGAAGAAAGAGGGAGCAGCAGATGAAGATCCATTAGCAGACCTCTAATAAAAACTTTACAGAACTTATAATATATAAATCAAATAACTAGAGAAAATGTCAGGAAAAAAATTATTAATTCTTGAAAGACAGAAATCAAATTTAGATATAACCACCGGTGAAGACGGTTCAGTTGTATTAGAAGGTGTATTTACTGAGTTTGATGTCAAGAACAAGAATAACCGAATTTATGAGGAGAAAGAAGTAATGCCTCACATTAATGAATTACAGGAAAAGGTTAAGACCAATAAGCTTTTAGGAGAATTAGACCATCCTAAGGATTTTGATGTTAGTTTGGCTAACGTCTCTCATGTTGTAGAATCTTTAGATTATGATAAAGATAAAAAACAAGTTATTGGTAAAATAAGATTATTAAATACTTCTAAAGGTAAAGAAGCGCAAGCTCTTATTAAAGATGGTATTCCTTTACATATTTCAAGTAGAGCTGCTGGTACAGTAGATGAAAATGGTAAAGTTAAAATTAAAAAGTTTTTTACTTATGACTTGGTCGCAGATCCTGGTTTTGAAAATGCTGAACTGTCTAGAGTAAATGAATCTTTTGGCCTAAGCAATGACGATGGCATATTAATTTACGAAATGGAAGAAACTGAAAATAACAACAATAATAAAAAAGATCTAACAATGGAAAATAAAAACTATGTATCCGTCGAAGATTTTCAAAAGTATACTGAATATGTATCTGGAGTTCTAAGTAATGTTAAAGAATCTACTAATTCTAATAATGATGAGGTAATGGAAAAACTTATTAAGTACACTGAGCATATTGCAGATAAAGTAAATCAGGTTACTGATTATGCTGAGTACTTATCAGAAAACTTAGACAAAAATATTTCTTACTCTGACTACTTAGCAGAGAATGTAAATTCAATTAAAGATTATGCTACATATTTAGCTGAAGAGCTTGATGGTAGTATTCAATACGCAGAGCATGTTGCTGAGATGGCTGACAAAGGAATTCAATATTCTAACTATGTTGCTGAAAACGTAGAAAAGAGTATTGATTATTCAGAATATGTTGCTGAAAAGGTTGATCAGAATATTGCTTATTCTGAATATCTTGGAGAAAATGTAGATAAGAGTATTAAGTATTCTGAATACATTGCTGAAAACATTAATACACCAAAGGCTGATTCAATTAACGAAGGTACTGTTAATGAATACGGTAAAATGGAAGGTGCAACTCCAACAATGGAAGAAGTTTCAAAATGTATGGGAGAAGGTATGACTTACGAACAAGTTTGTGAAAAGTATCCTGACGCAGATAAAGCAAAATTAAAAGAAATGTGTGAATCATGTGGTAAAACTCATGAGACTGTAGATTATAAAAATTCTATTGAAGAAAAATTAGAAAAGTTAATTGCAGCTGCTGAAGTTAAGAATGTATCTGAAATGCACTTTATGAATTTCTTAGGAGAATCTAAAAAGAATGAATTTAATTCTTTATCTACAGAGAAGCAAGCTATGATTGTAGAATCAATGAATTCTAAACCAATTATGTCAACTATACAAGCTGAAAATATTTGGGAATCTAATTTTATTGAAAAGAAAAATGAATTAGATGTAGTTACTGATATGCCAGAAAAATTTAAAGAAAAGTGGAATAACCTTTCTGAGGCAAGACAAGGTCAAATTATTTCAGAATCAAGGTTTCACCCAGTTGGCAATCAATATGGAATTAATAATTTCTGGGCAACGAGAGATTTAAGAAGTTCTCAAATAGTAACAGAATCTATTAATGAAAGTAAAACTGCTGCTGAGTCTGCAAACAAAAAAGAACCATTAGTAAATGAATCTTTTGCAACTGACTTAGTAAACAAAATGAAATTCAGATTAAATAGATAATCATTTAATCTAAAAGATATTAATCGAATGGTCAAGAAGAAAAGGACCGAGGCGATTAAAAACCGGAATTGAAAAATTCCAAAATGCGAAAATAAAATTTAAAAATGTACGCAAATCAATTAATCAATGAGGCCGAGGTTCAAAAGACTTGGGGCCCAATCATTGAGGAGGCTACTGGAATTACTGAAAAGTCTAAGTTATCTTGGATGTCTAAGTACTGCCATTACCATAACCTTAATGAAAGTGTATATAATACTGTACACTTAAATCCAAACATGAATGTTCAAGGTATGAACGCTACGTCTTTTCCTAGTGATCCTACTACAATGAACAACTTCAACAACGGTATGACTCCAGGTTCTGGAGATAGACCATTTTCTTTGTTACCACTTGCTATGCAAGTTGCTGCTCAGACTGTAGGTTTAGACTTAGTACCAGTTGTACCAATGCAAGGTCCTATGGGAGTATTAACTTACCTAGACTTCGTATATGGTGGAGGTAGAATACAAGATGCAGGTGGTAAAGCTACTGATTCTGCACCTTTATTAATTAAATGTGGAATTACTGCCGTAGGTGGTGCTGCTTTAGCACTTGCTGTCGATGATGTAATTTTTGCTCAAGCTGCTGTAACTGCTGCTGCTGGAACTTCTGTTGCTCCTTATGAATTAACTTTTGTTGGTTTATCAAGAATCGATGGAAAGTCAATCTTCAGAGTAAGAGGTAACGATAACGCTGCTGCGGTATTCGCTAACACTCCTGCTCCTTACCAACAAGGTGAAGTAGGATATGAGCCAATTTATACTTCTATTGCTGATAATGTAGATTTCTATAATCTTTCTTCTTGTTTAGCTGCTGATGTAGCTGGAGAATGGGATGGTGCTGCTGAATTAGTAAAAGCTTTAGAAGACCATATTTCTGGTTTCTCAGGTAATGCTTTTGAATCATCTAACGTTGCTAACGCTGCTCCTAGCTTTACTGCTGAGAGTATTGACGGAACTGATCCATACCAAAGAGGTGTTGGGGAATCAACTCCAGATAACATTATGGGACTAAGCTTATTCAATAAGTCTATTGCTGCAAAAACTTTCCAAGTTGCTGCCGCTGTAACTAGAGAACAAGTTCAGGATCTTAAGCAATTCGGAATTGATGCTGTTGCTCAAGTAGAAGCTGTATTGGTAAATGAGTTAACTCAATCTATCAACAAATACATCTTGGACAGAATCTTCAGAAATGGAGCTACTAACGCTGCTAACACGTTTGCTGTTGATACTTTAAACCTATCTGCTAATTTCCAAACTGCTGCTGGTGGTGGTGCCGCTGTTAACATTGACTTAGGACCAGGTTCTGGATCTAACGCTGCAGTGCAAATAGCTACAGCTGTAACTGTTATTGGAACAGGTGGAGAAACACAAGGATCATTACAACGTAGGTTGTATACTAAGATTCTTGCTGCATCTAATCTAATTGCTACAAGAGGAAGAAGAGGACCTGCTACGTTCGCAGTAACTTCTGGAGAAATTGCTACGGCACTTCAGGATGTTGCAGGATTTATTGCATATCCTTTATCTAACACAATCAACCAAGCTGGTGGATCTTTATATCCAATTGGCGCGTTGGCTGGTGTAACTATTTATGTTGATCCAAACATGGCTTGGACTGACTATAGAGTTGCTGTAGGTAGAAAAGGTGATGGTAATTCTCCTGGTTTAGTATTCATGCCTTACTTAATGGCTGAATCTGTTGAAACAATCGCAGAAGGAACTATGGCTCCTAAAATCGCGGTTAAATCTAGATTCGCTTTAGTAGACGCTGGATTCCACCCAGAAACTATGTATTACACAATTGGATTCAGCTTCGGTGCTGGAGTTAATATCCTGTAATTAACAATAGTTAATATTACTTTAAGAAAGGTCC